CTGAATCAGTTTGGCATTTGTTGTCTTATATGTCCGGTGGGGTTTGTATTCTACGCCCCAATCTACGACAGTAGGCTCAAGCAAATATTCCTGTTTATTACCATAACTGTCAAACATGCTGTTCTCCAAGTGCGTTTCGATGGAATGTATTATACAGAAGTAGCTACTTTATGCAACCATTAAGCGTAAGTCGTTGTTTACCTTGCCGAAAAGCTTTTGAATTGGGTGACGCATATCGAGTCTGGATAGACCATAATCGGCCCATCATACGCGGTCACAAAGTCGTCCAGTGAGCCGTCCCACCAGTATTCACCATCCGAATAACGGCAAAATGCACCAATCTTGTCCTCAAGATGTTTGTTCAGGCCGTGCCAGAAAATTATTTTGCGAGTCATTTGGCCTTCTTCATCTTGAGAATGGACAAACGTGCCTGTCTGCGCGAGTAGTTGAGCGCGAATGTGCTGTGCAAGAAACCAAGCGACAACACACGCACCAGACCATCACCAATGGAGCAGAACCCGAACAAAATGTTCGACACCCGGTCTGCTGGATTTTTGTTGATTTCTATCATCGTACTATCCAAATCTTTCTAAATGAGATTACATCATCTTTGGTCGTAACGCCAACATGCTCATAGAACGCCTGTAGGCCATCCACAACCACGTTTCCATCGAGCAGAGCTAGGGTAACATCAGTCTTTGATGTAAAGCCGTAGCGGTCTGCTATGGGCGCAGGGAGAACACCTGTCCGGCATAACTCCCATTGCGCTTTGGTCATTTCAACCATGTTAGTCAGCACGGCTTGCAGCATACGCTACAACACCACCAGCACGCAGCACAGCAGCCATTGCAGCAGCACCAGCCGATTTGATATCCATGCTTTGTGTACCGGAACCACCGGGGTTCCACATGCTCAATGTCTTGGGTTGCCAATCCTTACGGAAACCAGCCGCCAGCAGTTCTTTGGCCTGCTTGCTGTTGGTACGCTCAACCTTGACTTCAACCCACGCAAAACCGCAGTAGAACGGTTCTCCGTGCTTCTCCCGATATGCTTGCTCTGCTGCCTTGGCTGCTTCGACACCAGATGCTACGAGGGCTTGAATGGTTTGCATTTTGTTCTCTCCTAAGTTCGTTTCGATGGAATGCATTATACAGCTATTGACGTTTCATGCAATCAATAGCTGTAAGTGGTTGAATTACTTACGCAATGCACTCATGATTCTTTTGTACACATCGGCCTTGCTCATGTAGTAGTCGTAGTTCTGGTCGCCTTGGCGGAAGTTGTACCACATGTTTGCACGCTCATTGTGAAGAATGTCATCCTTCAACGAGTACCGTTCGTAATGTGCGATGAAACCATACACATTGTAATGGGCAATGAAGCCGGATGCGAGATACATGAAGTTGTATCCGGTCTTATTCAGTTTGGTTATGTCTGAACATGCCTTGACCACGTTGTTGACAATCAAGGTCTTCTGGCGTTCTGTGAGGGGTGTGCGTGACATTCTGTTCTCCAAAGTTCGTTTCGATGGAATGCATTATACAGAAACAGCTAGGCAAATCAACATCTATGGTTAAGTTGTTGATTCACCTATATGTTTACATGAAGCGGACTGTGCGACCTTCCATCTTGATTTCGGACACGGTTTCGAAGTTCACCGAGCGGTAGCCGTTGCCAGCTTCGAAGATGGTGAAATACTTCTCAGGGTCAGTGGTGCGTACACCACCCGCCAGAGCCTTTGTCACACCGGAGCGACCATTGATGGTGCGAAGACTGCCGTCTTTCTTGGTAAACGTGACAGACAAAAACTTTCCATTGCTGGAATTCAGAAGGTTACGAGCAGCTTGAGCGATTGCGTTCATTTTGTTTCCTTTCTCTGTTTGGTTTCGATGGAATGCATTATACAGAGACTGTTGAGGAAGACAAATATATTTGATAAGTTGTTGAATTTGAACGTTACTTGACCATAAATCTGGTGGAATTAGCAATATGAAACGTTATCACTTTGATAACTGCAAGTTCAAATTATAAAACAATATCAAACTTTGTTGGCGTTGGATTCTTCAAATTGAATGATGTGGATTTTTTTGGTGCATCTGCTGCCGGATATAATCTTGCCAACCCGCACATATGTATCACAAAGAGAAAATCGAACGCAGATGTGTCTAGAGTTTTCCCCCCACCCATTATACAAATTTCGGGCTTACCCATTCGATAAAAAGCAGATGCCTTCACCTGAATGCGACTGAGTTTGCCTTCTTTCTCAACAACGAAATCATACCCATAATTATTTTGGCTTCTTGGGAACAAAACCTGAAACCCACGCTTAAAAAAATATGCGGAGGCTTTAGCTTCACCATACAACCCAATTTTTTCGTTTGTTAATTTCGGTTGTTCAATTACGGTTGAATACATTATTGAATCTGTCCTTTGTATTTGTCGATGATGGTCAGAGGAACTTCGCTGAACCACTTCTCAGCATACGCTTTACCTCTGCCCTTTGCAACTTCCATTCGAACATGTGCTTCGTCCTCATAGGGCCACGTTCCGCACGGCAATGTGGTGAATAGAATCAATTCATCTGCACCGCGACCTGTGACCAATGTTGCTGCTACGATTTCCAATTTCATAATTTAAAGTTCCAGTACCTCGTGTGCAACCTTGCCTTGTTGTTCCATGTGCTGACCAACATAGCCGACTGCGTTGTTAACCATCCAGCAACCGCCATCGCCTGCGTAATCTGGGAACACGCGATTCGCCTGAAAGTGAGTGTGACCGTAGAACCAAGCAATGATGTTGTCATTATCCAAAATCAAATTGCTCAAGTCGGAATAGTAGTAGTGATTCGACATTGTGTAACCGAACGTAGGGTCGCCCAATATTTCGAGCGGAACGTGGTGAGTCATCACAACAATTTTCTTGTCTTTGTTTTGTCGTGCAATCGTGTCGATATACTTCTTGTGCTTGGCGTGCACCTGAACCCATTTAACGCTCGTGAAACGCTCCCATTGACCGTCTGGGCCTGTTTGATACGCAATGCTGCCATCATACGACATGAAGTTCGGCATGGCGTGCATAACGAGCGGGTCGGCATCGCGCATATCAGTCCACAGCGTGCAACCAACGAACAGGTAATCACCAACGGCGAATGTATCACAGTCAAGTACATGCACATTGAGCAAGCCTGCGTCCTGCAACATCGCATTGCATTTGTCACCGGAGCCGATGATTGCAGTATCCCAATAGTCGTGATTGCCAAGGACAATCAGCACTTGTTTGAAGCGTGGAGCAACTTGCGCAATCCACGAGAATCCAGCCCACTCAATGAAGCGCGTACCTGTCCACAAGTCACCGCACAGGCAGAGAATTGTGTCTTTGTCATCAGGTAGCTTTGGCGGATACCAGAACGCGCCCTCTTTGAAGACGGCGAAGTTGTCAGCGTACCAATCCAAGTGGAGGTCGCTGTACACACGAACTTTTAATTTTTCTTTCACTTTGTATTCTCACGATATGCGTCAGCCGGAATCCATGTTCCATCTTCGCGTTGAATTGTGCAGCCTTTAAACGCGCCCCAAGACACGTTCATACCGCTGTGTTCCCATGCACCATAGCAGCCTTGCTTATCCGCGTAGAACGGGAAGTAGAGCAGCACAACCAGTGCAATGATTGATAGAATGACTTTCATTTCTTTGATGCCTCATATGTTAAGTTATCGCGCAACAATTTATAATCGGCAAACGCCTTTTTGAGATATTCCTCTACAGCGATTACATCCATCTTCTTGCAGTATGAGCCATTGCAAGTGCGGATAGAACCTTTTGAGATTGTCCCTTTGTCACTCAGCACGCGCTTATACTCAACCATTGTACCATACTGAGCATGTTCGCTCAATCCGGTCACACGATGGAAGCCTTTTTCGTATGCCGTAATCAGGTCGCCAACTTTGATGTTGGTATCAAATGTCAAACTCATACTCTTCGTGCCTTTCGTAAAACACCATCGCCGATGTAACGCACACCGCCGAAATATTTCACTTCCCATTCTTCGAGATTGCGTTCATCCCATGCTTCGACCATATCACTCACCGATGAACAATATGCTGTTCCGTTTTGTTGCAAAAACAGTTGAGACGTGCCGTATGAGAAGTCTATCTTCAAAGCGATAGCCAAGTCAATTCCGTTGTCATAACCCAGATGGATTGCCATCAGTTGGGACATGACAGTTGGGTGTGCACCGAAGTCACATTTGAATACGCCATACTTGCGGTCATACACAAACGAATTGAGTGCACCACTCACCGAGTCCAACGGCACAGGCTTGCTACAGCCGAGGTCGTAGAGTTTATCCCATACCTTGGACATTAGTCAACGAACTCTATGAATGTTGCGTTCGGATGGTCTTTCAGGAATTCTTCTTTCGAAAAGTACGCCTTCTCAGACTCATAGTTCACCGGATACATTTCGGTGTAGTGCACAATGCGCTTGTTGCCAGTGTACACAGCGGGAACACCAGCCTGCATATCTTTGAACGATGCGAATGATATACCGATTGTGTTGTTCTCGTCGCCCTTCAAATAGTCAATCTCTTTCTGGGTGACGGACAGGTTGATGTCAATCTTCTTGTTAGACCACCAGTTTCCGGTGTTGATACATAACAAATAAATTGAACCAAATGCAGACACGAGCATGACTAGAGTTGGTGATGTTTCTTCGTTGCTCACGGTGAAAATCTGACCAACACGATAGCGGTCAACTTTTTTTGGTGCAGCCTTCGGTGCTTTTGGTTTTTCGTCATCTTCTACGAGAGTGAAGTTTGTGTTTGCGTATGTATAGCCGTATGAATCATCATCGAACGAAATGAAGTGGTCGCCGTGGCTACCGTAAACGACTGTACCTTCTTTTCCAATATTCTTATCCATTATCTTTGTCCAACCACCATGACCGACATTATTTTCCTTGGCTAGTTTGAGATTGTTGATGATACGAACCTTTGTTCCTTTTGCATATTGTGTCATTTCACTACTCCATTGTGGTTACGATAGGCAGCATTATACATGGCTGCTAGGCCACGTCAAATTATTTGTTATGTGTTTGATTTGTTACAGATTAACGAGAGCGTTCAAGAACCAATGAATAGTTTTGAAGCTTTAGATTACCGCGCACGTAGTATTGTATAATGATGGTCACTTCACCAGTGTCCGGGTTGTCGCCAACATACGTGTCTTGCAGCACAATCTCAGGCAGGTACTGCTTGACTTGGTTCTGAATCTTGCGAGTGAAGAATGCAGATGTAACCGGAGTCAGAATTTCAAATTGCAATGCTCGAATGCCAACACCGAAGTACATATCGTTGAAGTTCTCGCCTGCTGATGTCAACAACAAATTCTTCAACGCGAACTTAGCCGCAGACACATCATACAACTTTAGAACGTCCTTAGTTGATGGATGCGAAGCAAACGAAATGTCGATGTCCTGATATGTTGTGGTAGCCATTGAATGAATCCTATTGATTTACTATTTATCTAATAGAATTTATATCATGGAGGTACAGTCGAAATACTAAGGCGTGTCAAACTGATTGTCAACTTTTCAAACTTTTCTTGTCGCTTAAAACAATCGCTTTGCGCATAATGAGTACCATAACACGCATTAAGTTACTTAATGTGCACTATCGCGCTCATTTGTCATCGCGGTGAACATAGCCGTGCACAATCATAAAGAGTGCGAGGCAGATGTTTGCTATGACATAGAGCGCGAGAGGCGAGATTGAAAATTTCAGGTCTATCTTCACATTACCTTACCCGTGACAATTCCAGCGCCTGCTGTTCCACTATCTTGCGTCAATGGTACGAGTTCAGAGTTTGCAACAATCTCAGCGATGATGCCAGTGCAAAACGCTTCGAGAATTTTACGCTCATTGCCAGCATTGCCACCTTGAGCGGTCAATGATTGCGTTGCAGCCATAATCTTGTCTGCCATAGAGCTAGGTGATAGTGCCATGATGTTTCCTTACGTCAGTAGATAGAGACCTTCGCCATATACTTTGTCATCATTCAGAGTGAGAATTTGACGGCGTAGGTTTGTTGTGTTGAATGAAATGTGAATCCACACTGAACCAGACGAACGATATTCCAAAAGCAATTGGTCGAACGGCACAGCATCTTTTATTTCTGCTGCCAAGTTGTAGAATTGTTCACGGTCATTCGATTGACCACGAACCTCGCTGAACGAAATGTCTACAGCCTGACCAAGTTCGTGTTGTGAAATTTTCTTCGACTTGGAAATGTTCGAACCTGCTTCACGATGGCACGAGTTGATTTTGAATCCGAGGTGGGAGTAACGTTCACGCAATGGCTCGATTACATTGATAGCCAGTTGCTTCAAGTTACATGCAATCTCTTCTGCCGACAATCCATGCTGACCGACATTGAATGGGAATGGGTGTGCACCGCATAGGTCACTCAAGCGATAGTTCGTACTCAATTGTGTGTTGCTGCTCAATTCTGTGAAACCACAAATACCAGACACCGGAATCACAATCAATGCGGGTGTGTTGTTCAACTTCTGCAATGTTGGTGTAGCAGTGTTTTGATACAGCACGCTTGTCACATCAGGTGAGTCTTCCAAGATGAAATCAATTGCTTCACGACGAGAGACCGGAGCAGGAATCTTGATGTTTGGCGAGTAGTATGCAATAGGCGAAACTGATATTGGCGATGGGCTTTGTGAGTGTGGGCCAAACATGATATCGCCTGTCCAAGGATTCGATTGAATTGTTGGAGATTTGAAAAGTAGGCTACTTGAAGAAAGGTTAAAGGAATCAGTACCTTCCAAATTTAAAGTGCCTGCTTTTACATTGCAAGTACCACCGACCTCAAGATTGTAATTTCCTGTTATTTTGGTCGAAAAATCTCCATCAATTGAAAGACTTGCAGACCCCAATATTTGAATATTGCAGGTTCCCCCGATTCTCAACGACAGGTCGCCATCCAGATTGACGTGACCAGAACCTTTGATGTAAACCAATTCGTCCTTCTCAACCACAATGGTTCTAATTCCTGCTGTACGCTCCACAGAGTTGCCTGTGTCATCCACTTCATAGAATGTACCAGCCGCATGATGTAAATTGATTCTAGAAGCTCCTGGTGTGTCATCCATTTCGAACACGTGACCAGCCTCAGAAGCAGTCACTTGGTTGTACGGATACACTGCACCATAAGGGATAGGTGACTGCTCCCATGTCTTAGAGCTATTGGCTACAGGCACACTCTTAATGCGTCTTGTTTCCTTCTCGCCAACGATGGTCTTACTAATCTTTGTACCCTTGGCAAGACGGTTCACATCGGATTCGTTCTGATGGTCACTGAGTGGATACTTACCACTTGGGTCTTGGAAGCCTTGCTTCTTTTGAGACTGCTGAGATACACCAGGGTCATACTTGCGTGCATCCTGATAACGCTCTGATGAAGTCTTATCTGTTGCAACAATTGATAGGTTGTCATGTGTTGGAAGTTCGCTCGTGGTGATGCCAACGATAACTGCATAGCCATCTTTGTAGTGAGCCGATGCGCTCTTACCATTTACATCTTGTGAGTCTTTACCCTTCACCAAGTCGATAGCTGCTTGCTCGGTCATGAAGTGTGCTACATACATGATACCGGAAGCCTTCTCCGGTATCGTATATGAGTCAATTGTACCCGCATTGCTCAAGTCTTCGTAGTAACGTTTGAATTCGTTCGTGTGGTCGTCAGCAGAAATTGAATCACTCAACTTCTTGATGTGTGATGCGGTGAGAGAACCAATGTATGGTTGCTCTACAATTTCACCATTCGCCTTTGTTGTGTTTGCTGGTGCAACGGTTGGTGGAATGTTCGCCATGATATCGGCGATATTGTTTGTGTCAGCCAACGACTTGTTTGCCAAAGAACCCGGTAGACCAGAGAACGATGACAGCACAATGAACTTTTGTTTTGCAGAATCTGTAAAGAAACCGCACACCCATGAACCACGAAGCAGGCGGGAATTTTTACCAACACCACTAACGGATGCTGAGTCGGTGCTGTTACCTACGATAGCCCAAGGGAGGTCTTCTGTTGGCAATTCAGACGCATTGTCTGTGTGTACTCCGAACACACGCACACGCACACGCCCATTCATGAGCGGGTCTTGTATATCTTCTACAACGCCAAATTTGATAAAGTCTTCCATTATTTTTTCTTCGTAAAATCTATTGTGCTGTTGAACGAATCTTTGACGATTTGATAAACAGATTCATGTCTTGTTTGTGTGATGCGGTGCTGTATGGCGGAAATCAAATAGTTTCCACTGTAGTATTGGTCGATGCCGTCATCGGTTAAAGCTACATCAGGATTTATCGTTTGAAATTTACCCATTTCAAAATTGATTACATCTCCGACTTTGATATCAGTTCTACCGTGAACTACGATATCGAATTTGATGAACTCGTTACCATTTATCATCGGGATTCTCTTCGACAAAATATCGCCATCGCGGTCTTGCGGGAAGTTATCTTGTGATGCCGGATGCAGTATGCTTGTCTGCACAACATCTTCAACCATACCAAGCTTGCGGTATAGGCTGTTGCTGTTTGTTGGTGCTGCGTTCAAGTGTGTCACGTTGTCGAAGTTATCCATGTATGAATATGTTTTCTTCGTGGTGGACTTGCGCATCAAATCTACTTCGATGACCTTGTTACCAAGTGAGCCGTGCATTGTCTTCTCAATGGTGTTGAACAGGTCGTCAATGTTCATATCTTTGACCGTTGCATACTCAGCTTTGATATCGCGTGTTGATTCTCCATTGTCATCGCGGTTACGCATTTGTGTGAATGAGTAACGCAGAGTTGTAATCGGCGACTGCTTGTACAGAGTGGTCAACGAAATGAAGTTGTATGTCTGGTTGTCCTCGAAGAACAAGAATGATGGTGCACCATATCCCGATACGTCGATGGCTTTGCTTGCCAGCATATTGATGAACTTGAATGGGGACACGGTTGGTGCAACCATCTTGATAGCGTTCGCACAAGTCTCAACTGCAATGGTTGCACCTGTAATTGGGGTGAAGTATTTTCCAAACACCTGAGACGCGGAGTCAGATGGTGTGCCAGTGAATGCACGATACACTTTTGTGTGGATATCAATCAGAGTTTCAATGCTTGCAAACTTCAAGAAGTAAACCTGCTTGGCTGCGTTGCCAACTACTTTGTCACCAACACCAATGACCGCAAACTTTTTGGTGAACGATGTTTTGATTGTTGGTGTGTGGCATTTGAATGTGATGAACTCTTCGCCGAGGATTGGGAAATTTGAAATCAAGTTGAAGCCATCCACCAGACTGAGTGAGCCTGTGATAGTTGGTGAGTAAATATCCTCGAAGATATCCAACTCACTGAACATACCAAATATGTCTAGCGACTTTGAGCCATCAGATGAAGTGAGAATAATCTCGTCAATGATGACCTTGCCAGCGTAATCTAAAATCTCATTCGTTGCCATTATGCTAGGTTCGCCTTAAATTTTGAAATGAAGTCTGAAATGTTTTCCGGCTTGATGACGTAAATCATTCGCTTCTGTTCGTTCATCGTTGTTTCATAATCCAGGTTGGTCACAGGTGACACATATTGCGCACCATACTGACTTGTAATGAAGCTTGCATCCATCTCTAGACCTTCTGGCAACTTCTCGTTGTGGTGTATGTCATAGATGTGCGATGTGCCATACTTCGCACCAACGAACTTGATTAGTTCCAAGTCAGAGAGAGGCCACTCTGCGTTCAGGTTGCCAATTCCATTGATGTACAACACCGTCCAATCGTGTTCTGTTGTTCCATAGTTGTTGAATGAAATGTGTTGGGGTAGTTCGCCCGTTTTCACAAGATAACGAGAGCAAAGATTTTCCAAATCTGCATCACTGATGACCATCTGAATCTTGGTGGACAAGTCTTGAATGGTTTCAACGATTGGATTTTTGTCTGTGCGTGATGTGAACGTGTATGTAATCGCTGGATAGGTTTCAAATAAAGGCATGTCTTAGTCTCATTTACTATAAATATATGTGTATCGCCGGACTGCAATCCGCATACACCCTAACATCAGAGAGGATGCCAGCATGTCTATTTATCTTTACATCAAACAACATTCAGTCACCGGAAAACTTTACTTCGGTAAAACAACTAGAGACCCAGAAAAATATTCAGGCTCTGGTAAACATTGGGTTCGCCATATTTCAAAACATGGAAAAGAACACGTTGTCACTTTATGGTACTGCTTGTTTCTTGACCAAGAATCTTGTACCGAGTTTGCTTTAAATTTTTCGTCACACCAGAATATTGTCGAATCCAGCGAATGGTTAAACCTTCAACTAGAAAATGGGCTTGATGGTGCACCAATTGGACATAACCCAACAAAAGGTACAACTGGTTGGGTTCCTTCAAAAGAAACAAGACAGAAAATGTCAAATTCGAGGATTGGAAAATCATCGTGGAATAAAGGCATCAGCCAACCAGATTCAATTAAACAAAAGATTCGAAATTCTCTTCTCGGTAAACCACACCCACAGCCAATAATTGAATGTCCACATTGCGGTAAATCCGGTGCGATGAATGGTATGAAACGTTATCATTTTGATTCTTGTAAATTTAATATCCTCTAACAACCATACTTCTAACAAGCGGCTCAAGCTCCTTGAATTTCAAATCAAGTTGGATTGCTACAGGATTATCTGTATCAGCAAACGCAACAAACTTTTGTAGTGGTGTGTAGTTCACACTCACATCTTCGAGTACGCAAGTGGTAATCTTTGGCATACCTGTAATCTCTTTTGCCTTGAATCGGAACTCAAGGTCAAATTCATTTGGTAGGATTACTTGCAGACCGTTACCAGCTTTCACTTCTGGATACTGGTTATATTTCAACCACTGAATGATGTTACGAATCATATTGGACTCATCTTGGGACTTTGGTACAAACAACCATGAGAATGTGAACTCGCGTTCGCCCATTCCTTGGAACACTTGTTCCTTGCGGTCATTCTTTGCGATACCTTGCATCTTCTGAACCAATGCTTGAATGTCTTCTGGTGTAGCACCTTGACTATCACCCACAAACGCATTGGACGCACTTGCAGCAGCACCAGCACCAAACGATATCGCACCTTGAGTTAATGCTCTAATCGTGTCTTTTCCTGCTTGCCCCATCCCCTCGTTTGCCGCATCGTGTATCACGGTTCCCAACATTCCACTAGATGCTTCTCTATAATGAGCATGTGAACCAAATTGAATGCTATGTGGAATTGGTAATCCTATAACCAAATTTAAACGCTTGTATGATGGGATAAAATCTAATTGACCAAAATCCGCCGTGGTTATCCCCTTAATGGCAGAACTCAGCTTGTTAATTGCACTATTGATAGCTCCGGTTGCATTTGTGTTATTTCTAATTGAAGTGACACCTTGATTATTACCTCTAGCACTTGCAGCATCTGTGGCAGCAGTTCCAGATAAAGCTTGAACTCCACCGTTATTATTTCGCCCCAATTCGGATGCACTATTTGCATTGACGTAAATCATCATCGAATATGGATAACGATTCGTACCCAATTCCTGTGGATAATGAATTGTGTTGTATGTATTCCCACCAAGCGCAGTCTGTGACAATTGAGACGGTTTCAATGATGTTGTTGGGTCGAACCAGTTGGCTGGGTCTCTTTCATATTTTTTAAAATCTGCCATAGCGTTGATAACTATTAGGTTAATGGTTAAAGAGTAGTATGAGTTATTTATACCCCAATTTTACTTTGGGTTAATTTCATGCTCCGTCAATATCTTGAACTCCGAATTATTATCTTTACACCATTTTGTTGCGGCTTCCCATTTCGCTTGATTTACGAGCCATGTCTTCACCGACTCAACATATGTTTTTGTTATTCGTTTTGGTTTTTTCGGTTCTTTAGTTTGAATGGATGGCTTTATCTCAACTAGAAATTTTCGTATTTCATTGTTTTGGGTTTTAACTACAATCGCAGCATCCACAAAATAACGATGCATCTTGTTGTCAACAGGACTGAAATATGGGATTACTAATTCCTCAGATGAATACTCCAAAATGTTTGGATTTGTGTCACACCAAAGGAGAAATTTTTTCTCCCAAGATGAACGATAAAATATTTTTGTGACATCGCCAGCATATTTTTCTGGGTGGTTTGGTGTGAATTTACCTTGTAAATATTTGTGCATTGTTTTGTTCTTTATTTTAGTTTCAACCTGTTGATTATATATTCGAGCCAATTCATCATTAGATTTAGCACTCCATGATTCTTTTTGTTTGTCTACCTTGTTTGGATTGGCGTTCCACGTGTGCGGTATTGCGTGTAACTTCTCAAGTTTTACCAATACCGCATCAGACATCGGGTATGGATTTTTGTTTTTCTTACCAAGTCTATATGATTTACCAACACACAATTTGTTGTAACCATTTGCAACGACAAATTTTGACATGGCCTCTTTTCGTTCACTTGCACCACTCCATGACAATTTTGTGGCACAACTACCGGAACAGGTTGTGCTGTATCCTTTTGTGAAACTAATATATTTGGTTTTGGCTCCGCATATTACACAGTTTGGTTCGTCATGCTTTACATGCAAATCATAATATTCTTTTGGGGTTAATTTATGACGTTTTAGGTGGTTAATTATAGAATTGTAATGTTGCTTCAATTCTTCTCCGCATATTGCGCAATAAATAGTGGTGCTGGTCATGTTGACTCCTGTTAACGATAAAGAATGGCTAGAGGCAGTGGATATTACGAGTATCGTGACTGCTATATATTTATATAAAAGGATGCCATGAGTACCATTTTTGAAGAAATCAAACAGAACAACAAGAACTACACACCACAACGCAGTCAACAATGGTTCAAGACCAACGTTACGAATGCGTTTTCTGGTATGGGTACACAACGTTTCCTCGGACAGAATCTGACACTGCAAACCAAGACAATCTATCCCGGTGGTATGTTCTTCTTCGGCTACAATCCAAAGTTCAAAAGCGAATTGCCGTTCTACGATAACTTCCCACTGGTACTGCCGTTCTCCGAGGATGCAAAGCACTTCACAGGCTTGAACTTACACTACATGGCTCCACAATACCGCATGATGATACTGGACAAGCTGCTAGGTATCTCAAGCAACAAGATGATTCCAGACAACCTCAAAAAGAACTTGTCGTGGCAATACTTGAAACGCATCGCAGGACAACGTGTAGCAGAACACGCGGTCAAACAATACCTCAAAGGATATGTAATGACTTCCTTTGTTTCAGTACCTACCAAAGATTGGAGCATAGCTGTGCATTTACCTCTAGCTCGTTTTGTTGGTGCAAGTGAGCAATCGGTTTGGCGAAAAATGTAATTACGGCATGTCGGGCCAATGTAGATTGTGTTTTTCTAGATTTTCTTTTGATGTGATGATGCGAAGATTGGCTAAACAGTGAAGACCGCACACAATATTAGATTGAAGTGGAACAATGTGGTCTACATGATGGTTCACCCCACTTGTTTTTACAATATATTCGCATTGAGCATATAACTCTTTAATTTCAGCTTCCTCAAACCAACCTGGTGTTGCAGTCAATGTGGTTGCTCTGCGTTTTGCTGAATAAGACGCATAAGCGGCTCTATTACTCTTTGCATATTGTTTTCCATAAAGTCGTCTAGCTTCTCTAGTTTCTTCTCGAATCGCCTGAAAGTATGGCTGCATACGGTGTTTATTTTTATCTCGTTCTAATTTCGCGCAAGCTTTGCATACCGACTGTAAGCCATCTTTGGCTCTGGTATCTTTTGAAAAGCAGTTAATCTGCTTTTCTTCTTTGCAGGTTCTACAGGGTTTTGTGTGATAAATATTCATGCTGGCATCCTCTCTGATGTTAGGGTGTATGGGAACGCCAATTCCGCGATACACAAATATTTATAGAAAGAGGATTTTTGAATGTCAACACAGTCAGACCTACTACGCAACTTAAAAGGTGGTGCACAGAATCAGGCTACCAACTTTGCTGCCGACCTGATAACAGGACAGAAACGTGGAAACAAGAATGCAACCAAGAGCAACACTGGTGGCCTACAAAACTTCATAAGTGAAATTAGTGGTCGCAATGGTTTGTACCGCCCAACATTCTTTGAAGTACAAATAACAACGCTCGGTGATTGGGATGAGTCTCGTTCATTCAGCTTACTATGCCATCAGGCGGCAATACCAGGCGTTCGTGTAGATACAACATCTGGTTTGATTTATGGTATCCCATATGAAGTACCAACAGGTGTGACATTTGACCCATGCTGGTGTTCGTTCTATATCGACAACGCATTCAATCTACCAACAGTAATTTTGAAGGAGTTGAACAAGCGAATTGAGATTGCAGATGACAAAGGACAAAGCGGAAATGTTTCATGGTCTCCGAGATATCGTGATGACCCACAACATCCATTGTTCAATATTGACATTACCACATTCTCAACAGACTACATGACAACCAACATGGACAACTACAATGGTTCTGTTGCAGATGGTCTTCCTGTCATATCTAAATACTCTTTGAAGAATGCGTTCATCAAAACAGTTCAGCAGACAGCACTTGATTGGTCAGCAAAAGATAACATCGCTTCGATGGCAATCGAATTCTCATATGAGTATTTCGAGAACACAACTGCAAAGCCAACACCACCGAAGACTGTAACACCAGCAAAGAATCCGTTGAACTTCGCATCTGTGATTGCAGCAAACCCAATTCTTGGAACTGCATACGATGCTGCGAAACGTACACTGCAACAAAATTCGATTATGAACAACCCGATTGTGAATCAAGGTTCACAATTTTTACCGTAAGGAAAGAAATGAAAAAGATTTGTATTTTGCTGTTCTCCATTTATATGTTTTCAGTTCCGGCTCTGGCAGCAGTTCCGCCTGAGAGCTTGATTGATGTTCGTATGTGTGGTGTGGAAAACATCAAGCGCACAGCATCTGGTGTAATTGCACGCAGCACAACCGTAACAAACAAGTTTCAATCCATTCACCCATGCCCATCAAACGGAGCATATAAAGGTGCATGTCCAGATTGGGCAATCGACCACGTGATTCCACTTGCATCCGGTGGATGTGATGCTGTGAGCAATATGCAATGGTTGCCAAACAGCATTAAGCGCACTGCGTCACCAGATAACAAAGACAGATGGGAACGCAAGATTAACGCAACACCTCCACAGATTGTGATTCTACCTCAACCAGCTTCCGCAACAGTGGCAGCACCAACCCTTTAATATTGGAGATTTATAATGGCATTACCAAAACTTAGCATCCCAACATATGAATTGAAACTACCTTCAAACGGAAAGACAATCAAGTATCGCCCATTCGTGGTGAAAGAACGTTCGATTCTTTTACTTGCGCTGCAAAGTGAAAATACAGACAGCATTTTGAATGCTCTGGATGATTTGTTTGGTGCGTGCACGTTCGGCGTGTGCAAGTTGAAAGATATGCCTATTGTTGATTCCGAATTCTTATTCATCAACATTCGCAACAAGTCGATTGGTGAAGACCTTGACTTGGTACACATATGCGAGTGTGGAGCCAAGAACGACACGCAAGTTAGTCTGGATGCATTGACTGTCGAAGGTGTTGCTGGCAAGAATGACATCGACCTCGGCAACAACATCTTCTTGAAGATGAAGTACCCAACATTGAACCATTCGTCTATCCTCACAGAGTCGCCAACAGAAGATGGCGTGCTTGAAGTGATTGCATCGTGCATCGACACAATCATAGAAGGTGATATGGTTTACAAAGCAGCAGACAACACCATCGCAGAGTTGAAAGACTTCGTGCTTGGCCTGACTCAATTGCAACTGGATATGGTTCAAGAATTCTTCGCCAACATTCCAAAGATTGTTGTCAACGGAAAATACAATTGCAAGAAGTGCAACAAAGAGAACACATTCAAGATTGAAGGCTTGGAGAATTTTTTCGCCTAGGGATTTCAGGGGAATCCCTTTTTGAATACTACAAACTGAATCACACCCTGATGTACACAATCAAAGATTCAAAGTTTACATTAAGTGATTTGGAAAACATGATGCCTTATGAGAGAGAAATCTATGTGAACTTGATGCTTGCAGAACTCAAAGAAGATATAGAGAGAAAGAAACATGGCTAAGACATATTTTATTCGTATCAACAGCGCCAAAGACCTACGAGTTTTGGACGAGGGTGACATATTCCAAGCGGAACCAACGCATGGTACGTTCTTCCTTGCGTCTGGTAAAAATGAAAAAGATAAAAAGTATGGACACATCACCGACAAGAAAGGTTTCATTGACGATGAAGGAATTCTTCGTGACCTTCGTGGTGTAATCTCACGTCAAGCATTTGACACAAGCAAAGATGGTAGCTTCCCTCCATATGTTCCAGAAGTTGAACGCAATAAGATTATGCAGGATGCAGCATCGGCTGGTAGAAAATATCAGCAAGTGCAAAGTACAGTTACACCACTCAAGCCAGTGAAGAACACTGCGAGTGAAATGTCTGGATTGGCTGTTCACTCAGCACCAGCAAAGGGTAAGAAGGTCAACAGCGGTTCATTGGTTGGTGGTTCTGGTAAAGAAGCACACGTGAAACCATCTGCGAAGGCGAAGTCTCGCGTTGATATGGACAACGTTACACACTATCCTGGTTTCACCAAGAAAGAATTGAACACGTTGTTCCGTTGTGCGTTCAAAGATATCACTGGTAAAGAGCCAACCAAAAACGATTTCAAGCTGGATGAACAAGCTCAGATTGACGAGTATGTTGACCCGTTCATTATATACACATTGCCAAGCAGACGTGTAGCAGACGATTGTATTCCTCCATTGAGTATCTTGATGAAGATTGACCTCATCAAAAACAATCCTGCACTGAAACATTACTACACCAAAAAGCTGAACAGAATGCCAGCACAAGTTACCTTCATGGGTAAGCTTGGTAACAAACTCAAATTCGACACTTCAACAATGCCCGGTTCTCTGCGTCTAGCAGGAGCCGTAGCAGGTTTTGGTGGTAAGTTAGCATTGAAGGGTGGTGGTGCAGTTCTAGGCGCTTTGAGAAGCCTTGGAACAGCTAAGAATGCAGACAAGGAACCAACATTTGCAGAGATGGAAAAGTCTAAGCAAATGGCAAAGGCAGCAGAGCAAGAGAAGTCATCGAATGAGGCTGTAGCTGCACGAAATGAAACTGGTGGTCAGAACATCCAACAAGCTGCTGCACACGTTCAAACGGCCCCTAAAGACTCGGCAAGTGTATCTGTTGCACCAGCACAACCAAACCTCTTCATGAAGGTTCTTGGTAGTATGGACAAGCACCTGATGAACATCGACAAGGCATTGCAACCAAAAGACACAGATGATGATAAGGCCGCACAATCTGTTGTAGGTAAAGAAGCAAAGAGTGAATTACATGGTGTTGCATCCATTGCATCTAAAGTAGAACACAAACCGGAAGAAAAGAAGTCTGAGAAGTCTGGTGGTCTGTTATCTATGTTGCTCGGTGCTTTGAAGTTCCTTCTATCTCCATTGAAGATGTTGGGTAGAGGTTTAATGGCATTGTTGTCTGTCATCACAAAATTTGGTGGTGGTCTCATGTCACTTTTAGGTCGCCTTGGTGCTGGTGCAGTAAGTGGAATTGCAAACGCGGTTAAAGGTGTTGCATCACGTGCTGCTGGTGGGTTGGCTAGAGTGGCAATGACAGGCATGGGAAGTTTGGCTGCTGGTGTAGCATTACCAATCGCAGCATCTGTTGGTGTTGCAGCAGCGTTAGAATCACACCAGGACTCTCTTGATAAGGCCGCAGGACATAAGACTGCATCCGAGTATGTGAAAGAAGGCCCAAGCTTCCTAGACGTTCTTACAGGCAAGCATAAGGACAAGGTTGTACACAATGCAGACGGTAGCACAATGGATGAATATGGTCGTCCTCTATCGCCAGCAACAGCAAAAGAATCGCAATCACAAGCAGTGCAGGCAATGCAGAAAAATAAATCTGCTGCTCTGGCTAACACAGAAGTTGCGAAAGAAAATGCAACCGACAACAAGCAAGCAAGTGCGCAGAAGCAAATGATTGATGCATCAAGCAAGAACGCAACAACAATTGTTCAACAGGCTGCTGCATCATCGGCGCGTTTGATGCCTCGCACTTCCGATTCAACATTCAGAACTTTCCTCAACTCACGCGCAGCATTCGCATAAAAGAAAAGCCCAGATTCCTCTGGGCTTTTTTCATTCAACTAACTTCGTTTGTTTAGAACGGAATGTCGTCGTCTGGGTTTCCGCTTTCTGCTGCCAACTTACGCATCAGTGCTTCAACATCATCTTCGCCTGCATCTACAGCTTTAGCTGGTGATGGACGTGGTGCTTGTGCTGCACGAGGTGCTGGTGCGGAGTCGTCATCGCGTTCTTGCACACGTGCTACGCGCAATGTGTTACCAACTGCTTTGTTGAAACGCTTTTCCAATTCTTCTGGTGACTTGAAACGTTCGACTGCGATGTACTGAGCCAAAGATTCTGCCTTGGACATGTCAACCTTAACATCGGTATCGCTTGTCTCGAATGTGGACTTGTCATAGTTCGTTTGGTTATCAACCTTACGGATACGCAGCTTGAAGTCAGGCCAATTCAGGTTAGCGAATTCTTCGTTACCTTCAACTTCGGTGTCAACGTTGAACACGTTGAACTTCTTGTCGTCTGGGTCAACTGGTGACAATGCGTCAACAATCTTATCCCAAATCTTTGTGCCGAACTTGTATTGGAATACTTGTCCTTCGTTTTCTGGATTGCTCTTGTCGCTCACAACAACGATGTTTGCGATGTATGAAGTCTTACGATTCATACCACGCTTACGTGCTTCTTCTTTGCTGAGAGTTTTGTAGAGCTTGCCGTTCTCGGTGCAGCAATGGCAATCTTGACCGATTGTAGTTGGGCAGTTCTCAATGAACCATCCACCAGGGCCTTCGAAACCGTGTGAGAATGTTTTTACGAATGGTGCTTCTTCGTTGATTGGTGCAGATAGGAATCGGATTGTAGCTGAACCGTTACCTGCTTTGTCGCGGGCTGGATAATAGAACTTCTTATCATCGTTGTCGCCGCCTTTGGAACCTTTAGCCGCGTTGATTTGGGCCATCAGTGAACTCATTTTTCCTGCCATGTTGATTCTCCTATTTAACTATTGTGCGGCGTCTCGCCTATTGTGTTTACAGTGGAGTGGTACTACCTTTGAGAACTGTTAGTCTCAAATCTTGTGATATATTTATGGTGAATTTTTTGGAATCCACCATAAACATGAAAATATATTTACGGTCTCAATCGCTTCGTGAGAAGGTCTTTGACGAGTGCAGCATCGGTCTTATATTGTTTCATGACCATGCCAGTGAGAGAGTTGAGTGCTTTGTCATTACCTGCTGCAAATTGCTTTGCTGGTTCAGACTCACACACAACATCCAATGCAGCAAGTAATTCTGCTGGTAGGTTATTCAATAATTCTCTGCGTTTCTTTTCAGCATCTTTTCTTCGTTGAGTACCGGGTGCAGTTACTTTTCTCTTGCCAGCAATGTAACGCTCGGCACATGCACGCACGGCATCGTCGTTCTTCATCAGACCAGCAATGTTACAACGGCCCAGATACCAAATCAAATCGTGGAAGAACTCTTCCGTCAGATGGTTGTCACGCTTAACATCAAGTGCAACACCAGACCAAGATGGAATATGGAACACCTCATGCGGTGCACCCCACATTTGCCATTCTTCGCCTTCGTATCGTATCCAGTACGAGCGTAGTCCACCATCGAAGGAGAACTTAGTCTCCTTCGGGAATCTGTATTCTTCTGCCATTTGATTTACTTCTTGAGTGTTTCTCTTACGCGAGTGAGGCATTTACCGAGAAGGTTCAATCCTTTCCAGTTTGCTTCGTCTTCGATATCGGGGTCTGTTTCTCTCAGGCCAATGCCCCACACGTTATCGAACGGTGATGCTTCAACGAGAGTAGTTTCACCAGTGGCGAACAGTGCTTCTTTCAAGTTTGCATTCTGACCAAACTTAGCCAGAAGGATTTCGTAAACAACTTCTTCACGAATTGCATCCCATACTTTACCATCGTAACCTTTGACTGCTCGACCCAATTCTTTTTGTAGCTTCACGTCATTGGTTGCGAGAATTTGTGTGGCAACTTCGGTGTCATCAAAGGTCATTGCCTTCTCAAACATCATTGCCTGTTCTGACGAGGTGAATTGAATTCCCTTGTAGATGAATTTTGCTTTTGTCCAGTTGGAGAACGGTGTGCCACCGCCCCAGAAGAATGTGTACTTGCTCATGCTGTTCTCACTTTAAATGTTTGCGGCAATAGTCATATAGTTCCTCGTCCATGTCCTCTTCATCAAGAATATCTTCGAGTGTTGTTTGATGCTTCTGTTGCTTGTATGACTTGATTGCTCTTTGTTCTTCGTCACGCTTTTGGCGGTCAGAGTTTTGTTTTTGGTTCACTTCACTTCCTTACTTATGAGTATACAGATGGGTTTGTACTTCGTCAAAATCGTTAACTTTTTCTCGATGAACGGGTCAACACCGCCATATGATTCCAACCAGCTTTCAAGAAACGAAAACTTGCTGTCGAGAGTCACGATGAATTCTGCTGTCAGTGTTCCATGCAAGTACATTTGTAATAACGGTGGATGGTTCCATCCCTTTGTTATGCTCTGCATTTGCTTGAAGTCAACTGAATTGGTTTGCATCACTTTCGTTAGCTCTGCGAATTCATCTTTAAAATTGTCATTGAAGAATTTGAAATACTTCTTCCATTCTTTATATATCGTTTCTGATGCCATGTAATCGGAGTACACAAACGAATCGGAGTTGTGCACGAAGTTGGCGAAACAGAACTGCACAGCTTCATGTTCGGTGTCGAACTTATTGCCGTAGCTTTCGAATTTCAATTTGTCATTACGCTTGTTGAATGCATTTATATTCGCCTGTCTGACTCCATACTTCATGTAGTCATACGACGAATTAAAATGCAGGTTCAACGAATTGTAAATTTTGTAGAAGTGGAAACCGGATAGCATTAAATTGGAAGTTGAGACTCGCGTTTCAAGTAGCCATCATCCATACCTTCGATGCGTAGCTTGTCCTTGAGTACAGGACTAATCAGTTTCAGTTTGTGCACGTCTTCTAGGTCAACCATGAACTTCTCGCATGTGCGAATGGTTGCTTCGATGTACGATGCATCGTTTTCTTTGATGTATTCCTCAATCGCAGCAAAGAACTTTTCCTGCGTCAAGAAGATACTTGTGTCTAGTTCGGTCATTGCTTTTCTTTCACTTGATAATCAATATCCCACCATGAAAACAACATGCGTTTTGTATATCGTTCACGGCGTTCAATCAACTCAAACCAACGCCAATCACTTTCATCAACCTTAGTCGGCCACCAGGCATAATAGTCTCGCCATTTACCTGCGTTCTTGATTCGCTCACGCAGTTTTGCGCTTGCTCGGTCATTGAAGTAATTGAAGTTGATTTTCATTTCAATACTCGCGTACTGTGGAACCGATTGCTTTCAGGCTGTCCTTGCGTACCATGTATGCACGCTGGAAGTCCGGTGTAACTTCGATGAACTGTGCACCGTCGATTGTTTGTTCGACTGCATCTTTGTCCAATGCGAACAAGATGATTTCAGTGTCGTAGATGTTTTCGTACTTGATGAATTTGTATTGTTCAGCCATTTAGGTTCAACTCTTTCTCTTTTTGTTTGTGACCGGAAAAGTAAAGCAAGCATGATGCAATGTCAGATAGCTCGTTGTACTTCTTCCAACCTTCTTTGTCTGCTTCATCCAGTTTGAACTGGTGAGTCATTTCATCATCTTCCAGAAAGAATTTCAAGTAGTCCGTAATCTTTCTGTATTCTTGAACGCAGACTTCCTCGAAACTCTTGCGGCGATGTTCATTGAATTGATACAACTCGAATTGGGAATACAAGATTCCAAATTGTGTGTTGCCATATGCTGTGTTCAGGCGAATCGGTGTAATCATATAGACAGGTCACTCTTCAAGATTGATATTGCCTCGTCCAGTGTTTGGACTTGGGTCACTTTATATTTCACGCAGACGATATCCACGTTACCCTTGCGCCAGAACTTGTCAGGACACACCACAATCAATTTGTTGCCGCGTGCATGTAGTCCTAGCTCAAGTAGACTAATCGGAGCCTTCGTAGATGGGTCAAAGTACATCAGGATACGGTCTGCTGTATCCATTGCCTTCAACTCCCACGATACCTGAGTGCAGAACTGATGATTGCTCATTTTCTGCTCCCATGAAGAATCCCAATCGTCTCTTCGAGGATTGTAGATTGTCACTTCACACTTTGCAAGTTCACGTTCAACTTTTTGCTGCCAGTTCTCGGCTAGGCCCATTTCGATGGAGCCAGCCAAGAACACGCTAGGAATTCCACCAGATGTTATTGCAGCAGGCGGTTTCTTTACGATGGAAAACGGCATCAGACTTCTTCCCATTCGATGACGCTGTTAGCACGGAAGCTGCGCCATTCGTCAATCTGGGTGTCATACACGACCAACAGTTTGTTGTCGCTACCACCAGACGTACCACGACCAGAGCCAGATGGTTGATTGTCTTCGGGGATGCTGTCGAAGTCCAGTGTAGCAGCCATTACACGTGTGCTGCCATCGGTCTTGGTGAACGTCACTTGAACGATACCACGGCCCAACATACGACGAAGC